ACCCGGCCTTCGACACGGTCAAGACCGAGGTCGAGGCCGAGCTCGAGAAGATGCGGAAGGCCGGCACCACCGCGCCCCGCGAGACCATCGCCCTGTACCTGATCGGCAAGCGCGCCGTGGAGCGCGCGGGTCGGGTGAAGGGCCAGGCCGGACGGCGCGCCGCCGAGGCGCGCAGCCGCGAGACCGCCCGGCCGGGCGGCGCCCGCAGCGACGTCAGGCCGCAACAGCCCAAAGGCGACAGCGCCGAAGCCCGGCGCAAGCGCCTCGAGAACATGGAACTCTAGGGGCCCCGGTCGTTCGGGTCCCCTGCAGATCGGGGGACCCGAAAGTGCCGAACAACAACGCCTCCAACTTCAGCGCGGACATCGTGGCGTACATCGCCGACGAGACCCTGCCGCTGACCCGCCGGCAGCTGGTGGCCTACCAGTTCGGCGACAGCCTGACCCTGCCGAAGAACCGCGGCACCACCTACACCGCGGTGCGCTACAACCGCCTGCCGCTGCCGTTCACCACGCTGTCGGAAGGCGTGGCCCCGGCCGGCCAGACCATGACCATCACCACCGTGCAGGCGACCGCCGCACAGTGGGGCGACAAGGTGGTCATCTCCGACGTCGCCGAGCTGACCATCAAGCACCCGGTGTTCCAGAAGGCGATCGAGCTGACCGGCCTGCAGCAGGCCGAGACCTACGAGCGCAACACCTTCAACGCGCTGATGGCCGGCACCCAGGTCAACTACGTCAACAGCCGCGGCTCGCGCGGCGCGCTGATCGCCGGCGACGTGCTCGACCCCAACACCGTGATCCGCACCGCCGCCGCGCTCGAGACCCTGGGCGCCCCGCGCTTCAACGGCGACGAGAAGACCGACACCAAGGTGGAGGCCGGGCAGCCGTCGAAGGCCAGCAACAACCCGACGTCCATGCCGCACTACGCGGCGATCATGCACACCCTGGCCGTGGCCGACTTCCGCCAGAACTCGACCGTGGTCAACGCCTGGACCTACTCGGACCTGAACCGCCTCTACAACTACGAGGCCGGCGAGTGGTCGGGCATCCGGTTCACCAAGTCGAACATGGTCCCGACCTTCACCGGGGTGGCGCAGATCAACGGTTCGGCGGGCACCGCCGGGTCGCTGGCGACCAACACCTACTTCGTGCAGGTCACCGCGTCGGACACCCAGAACCAGTACGAGAGCCGCATCTATCAGGTGTCGTCCGGCGTCGCCGTGACGGGCCCGAACGGCTCCATCTCGGTGACGCTGCCGAACATCGTCGGCTTCACCTTCAGCGTCTACGTCGGCCTGACCAGCTCGCCGGCCAACCTCGGCCTGTGCGCCGCCGGTCCGACCTCGGGCCCGCTCGCCGGCCAGGCGACCCAGCTGGCTCCGAACCAGACCGTGGTCATCACCGGCACCGGCGCGGCCCAGACGCCGCCCGCGGCCCCGGCCACCGGCGTGACGGTCTACCCGACCTTCGTGTTCGGCAAGGGCGCCTACGGCGTGGTGGACCTGGACGACGTGAAGTTCACCTACCTGCGGGACGCCGACAAGAGCGACCCGCTGAACCAGCTGCGCGTGATCGGCTGGAAGGGCATGTACGGCACGATCATCCAGAACCAGTCGTTCATGGCGCGCATCGAGCACACCAGCGCCTACTCCACGGCCTTCGGCTGATAGCCGGGACGCTTATGGGGCCCGTAGCGGAAACGCTGCGGGCCTTGTTAAGCGCCCCGGCGGCGGATACCTTCGCTCGGTAGCCGCGCAGCTTTCACGTTGTGCGAGCACAACGTGAACCGCAGAGGAAAGGCTCCCCGTGAAGAACGAGGACAAGAGCAGCCCGACGGACGCCGAACTGGCGGCCGAGCTGCTGGGCGAAAACGCCGGCGACACCATCAAGCAGGCCCACCCGCTTCTCTCCGAGGAGGAGGTGGCGAAGATCCGCGCCGAGGCCCGCGCCAAGATCAAGGCCGAGCAGCTGTCGGCGGCGAAGAAGGCGCTCCTCGAGGAGGAGATGGCGAAGCTGCGGGCCGAGGCCGGGCTGACCACCGGCGACGAGGCCAAGGACGAGATGGTCACCATCACCGTCGACCTGGCCGAGCACTCCGACCGGCTGACGCTGAACAGCGTCCCCTACTGGCACGGCCACACCTACACCGTCCCGCGCCACGTCGCCGACACCCTGCGCGAGATGATGTACCGCGGCTGGCAGCACCAGAACGAACTCGACGGCAAGTCGCTGGAGCAGTTCTACCAGACCGCCCGCCTGACCCGCATCAGCGAGGCCACCGGCGCCGTCACCAACGCGCCGCAGAGGGCCGCCTGACCATGGACGTCAAGGAAATCCCCGCCGTCGGCGTGTCGATCACCGCCAATCTGAACGGCGACCGCCAGATCGTGCTGCAGACCCATTTCGCCGGCGACGCCACCGCCGCCGAGAAGAACGCCGCGGTCGACGGCCTGAACGCCGTGGTCGACCGCGCCAAGGCCAAGTACGAGATCGTCGACCTCGAGGCGAAGCTGGCCGACCTGTCCAAGGCGGCGGCGCAGTTCGACGAGGACTACGCCCGCGTCGAGGCCGATTACTGGGCCGCGGTCGAGCGGCGCAAGATCGAGCGCGAGACCTACGCCGCGGACCGCTCCAAGGCCGAGGCCGACGGCTACGACGCGTTCAAGGCGTCGGGCCGCGCCGGCGCCTACGCGCCGAAGGGCCACGTCAAGGCGTCGCTGGACCGCTACGACGCGGCGATCAAGGCGCTGGACGGTCTCGACCAGAAGGCCCAGGCCGAGCGTGACGCCGCGGTGCAGAACCTCGACATCAGCCGCAAACGGTTCGCCGACGAGATCGTCCGCGTGCAGGGCGAAATCGCCAAGCGGCGCGAACTCGCGGACGGCTGACCCATGGCCCTGACCGCCGCACAGATCATCTCGCTGGCGTGTCAGACCGCCAAGTGCCCCGGCTTCACCGCGCAGGCCGGGGCGCTTCTCAACACCCTGCTGCAGGACCTGGCCCAGGACTACGACCTCGACATCAACCGGGTCACGGTCCCGATCGCGCTGACCGGCTCCTTCGGCCCCTACGCCCTGCCCGCCGACTTCCTGCGCGTCGAGCAGGGCGACGCCGGGCCCGGCGTGCTTTACCGCATCGACGGCACGCCGCGACGGCTGACCGCGGTCGACAAGAGCGAGTTCGACGGCCTGCCGCAGACCGCCGGGGTGAACGGCTTCCCGAGCGTCTACGCCGTCGACGCCTCGAGCGTGGACGACCTGGGCTACGCGCAGCTCTACGTCTGGCCCGCCGCGGCCGCGACGACGCTCTACGTGACCTACTTCAAGGGCCACGCCGACATCGCCACGCCGGAGTCGTCGAGCGCCGTGCCGTGGTTCCCGAACACCAACTACCTGCAGACCCGGCTGGCCGGGGAGCTGATGCGCCTGACCGACGACATGCGCATGGCGCAGTACCTCGGCGACGGCCCCGAAGGGGCGCAGGGCATCCTGAACCGCTACCTGAAGCTGGCCGACGACAAGGAAACCCGGCAGAACGCCGTGCAGCTCGACCGGCGCCGTTTCGGCGGGGGCGGCGCGCGGCTGCGCACCACCAAGACCACGGGCTGGTGACATGCCGATCCGCGACGCCGGCATCCTGACCGTCCGGCCCGCGGGCGTGTCCGACGCGCTCGACGGCACCAACGCGTTCCCCGGGGCGATGACGCGCCTGGCCAATCTGGTCCCCGACCCGACCACCGACGGCATGTGGGTGTGCCGCCCGGCGGCGGTCCGGCTGACCCAGTTCGCGGGCTTCACCACGCCCGGCTTCGTCTCGGCGCTGCTGGTGGTCGGCGACGTCGCCTACGGGCTGATCGCGTCGGGGCGCAACGCCGGCAAGGACGAGCCATTCGCCTACGACCTGGTCAACAACGTCTTCCTGCCCGTGGCCGGGGTGACCGCAGGCGCGTGCCCGGCCAGCCCGGCGACCACCGGCGCGTGGACGCCGCCGATCATGGCCCAGGTCGGGACGCGCATCGTGGTCACCCATCCCGGCTTCCCGGGCGGGGCGGTCAAGTTCGGCTGGTTCGACATCTCCGGCTTCTCGTCGACCAGCCTGACCGGCACCACGACGTCGGGCTCCAACCAGCTGACCGCCATGCCGAGCTCGCCGCTGGCGGCGGGCGTGCAGCCGGGCCACACGATCAGCGGCGCGGGCATCCCGGCCGGCGCCACCGTGGTGTCCTGCACCGCGACCACCATCACGATGAGCGCCAACGCCACGGCGAGCGCCGCGGGCGTCGCCCTGACCAGCGCCGGCGGCACGCCCGCGGCGCCGCTGTGGGGCGCCGGCGACTGCCAGGGCGCGCCGCTGCCGTCGCCGCCGACGGCGGTGGCCGCCTACAACGGCCGGGCGTGGTTCGCCTGCGGCGCGTCGCTGGCCTTCTCCGACGCCCTGCTGGCGGCGACCCGCACCAACGCCACCCAGGCGCTGACGCCGTCCAACGGCCTGCCGGTCACCGCGCTGGGCGCGCTGCCGCTGAGCGCGGCGATGACCGGCGGCATCGTGCAGTCGCTGATCGCCTTCCAGGGCGGTTCGGCCATGCAGCAGGTCACCGGCGACCAGGCCGCGGCCGACCTGCGGCTGGACGCCATGAACGTCGCCACCGGCACCGAGGCGCCGCTGAGCGTGCGCCCGACCACCAAGGGCCTCGCCTTCGTCTCGCCGAGCGGCCTGCGCGTCGTCGACTTCACCGCCAAGGTGTCGGATCCGATCGGCGCCTCGGGCGCGGGCGTGACCACGCCGCTGATCTACGCGCTGGTTCCGTCGCGCGTCTGCGCCGCCTTCAACGCCGACGTGTTCCGGGTGACGACGCAGGACGCCCAGGTCACCGGCCAGCCGGTCGAGGAGTTCTGGCTGGACGCCAAGCGCGGGACGTGGAGCGGGCCGCACAGCTTCCCGGCCGACCAGATCCAGCCGTGGCGCGCCGGCTTCGTCCTGGCGCCGCGCGGCGTGACCGGCTCGCTGTGGCGCAGCGACGCCGTGCCCGCCACCGGCTCGAGCTACACCGAGAACGGCGTCGACCTGACGTGGACCTACCAGACCGTGCTGTCGCCGGACAACGGCCAGGGCGGCATGAACGCGGTGGTCGAGACCGCCCTGACCCTGGCCCTGCCGGCCGAGGTGGACGTGACCGTGATCGCCTCGGACGAGAACGGCGACACGCTGGATCAGGTCGCGCTGGGCGGCGACGGCGCCGGCTCGTCGACCTGGGGCGGCTTCGCCTGGGGCGCCGGGACGTGGGGCGGCGGGGCCGCCCGGCCGCGCGAGCGGCGCGTGCCGTGGGCCCATCCGGTCGTGTTCAAGCAAATGCGTTTCCAGGCCACGGGCTACGCCTCCGGCGCGGTCAAGGTCGGAAACCTGTACGTGAGCGTCCAACCGTTGAACTACATGCTGGGGAGCTGATCCCGTGAAGACCTTGATCGCCCGTGTCGCCGCGGCGCTGATGTTCGCCCTGGCCTGCGCCGCCGTCGCGCCGCAGGCCCGCGCCGCCAACTGCGCCTCGCTGCCCTACGCCCTGACCAACGGCACCACCGCCGACGCCACCCAGGTCATGGCCAACTTCAACAGCCTGCAGACCTGCGCCAACGGCCAGCTGGCGCACAACGGCGCTAACGCCGACATCACCGCGCTGAGCGCCCTGTCGACGCCGATCACCGTGCTGCAGGGCGGCACCGGCTCGTCGACGGCGGCCGGGGCGCGGACCAACCTCGGCGGCACGGCCACCGGGGTCGCGGTGTTCACCGCCGCCAGCCAGGCGGCCGCGCGCAGCGCGCTGGCGCTGGACACCGCCGACAGCCCGACCTTCGCGGCGGTGACGGCCACCACCTTCACCGGCGCCCTGACCGGCAACGCCACCAACGTCACCGGCACGGTGGCGGTGGCCAACGGCGGCACCGGGGCGACCACGGCGGCCGCGGCGCAGACCAATCTCGGCGGCACGACCACGGGCAAGGCGCTGTTCACCGCCGCCGACGCCACCGCTGCGCGCGCCACCATGATCGGCGTCACCGGGGTGAAGTGGGGCCGGGTGGCCTGCACGATGAGCGGCACGGTCCTGTCGGTGCAGACCACGTTCGGCGAGACGCTGACCGTCAGCCGGTCCAGCACCGGGGTGTTCAACGTCACCCTGCCGTCGACGGCGACCAACGTGAACACCATCTCGGTCATGGGCTCGGGCGCGTCGGATACCAACGTGGCGGTGTTCGCCGAGAACGACACCCTGCGCAACACGAGCTCGGTGCAGGTTAAGTTCCGCAACGGCGGCAACACCCTGACCGACCCGACCTACTTCACCGTCGACGTTATGTGGAAGTGAGGCGGGCGTAACTGAAACCGCCGTTACCCGGTTTGGCGAAAACGCCGGACTGAGCGATAACAACGCTCTCCCGACAAGGAGGCGCTGTTACCGATGACCGTTCTTTTCGCCGGCGGCGACCTGTCGGCGTTCGCGCCGAGCAGCACCGCGGACGTGACCGAGGTGACCACCGCCGGGACGTTCGACGCGACCTACGCCCGGTCCTCCATGCAGATGAACAACGGCGTCGGGACCATCACCTCGCCGGCTTACACCGCGGTCACCACGCATTGGTTTCACGGCGAGCTGAAAACGGCCTCCGCCAACCGCTTCAACAACATCGACATAGTGATTTTCTACAACTCTGTCGGCACGGCGGTCTTCAAGCTGAACTCCGGCGCGGGCAACGGCGCTTACCAGATGATGTACTGGAACGGCGCGTCGTGGACGAACATCGGCAGCGCGATCCCGGCGCTCGCGGGCGGCGCGCTCTACACCATCGACATCAAGGTCGTTTGCGGCGCGTCCGGCAGCGCGGAGATGTACGTCTCCGGCACGTTGCAAGCGTCGGGCGCCGGCGCGGCGAATATGTCGAACTGCAACAACATCGCCAAGGTGCAACCCCGCATCGAGACCTCCTCGGGCAACGCCAACAACTGGTCGCAGATCAT